GCCTACTTGATCTGGTTTAACTCCATACATAGTCATAGGTGTGTCTTCAGGGCTATAAATAACATTTTTTTCCCTACCTATAGCACCTAAATAAGCGTTCCAATTTTGTAAAAATTTTTCTTGATCAGTCAAAGTATAATCAGACATAGGTTTATTAGGTAAAGGTTTTGGAATGTAAGATAAAATCTTTTTAGACGCGTTTTCAACGTCTTTCAGATCAATATTTTTAGTTAATTTCTGTATAGCAATAGCAGGAATTAATCTTTTTAAAATCTCACGAACCATATTTGGTTTTATTCTTTTATTTTTCATATTCATAACCTGCATTTTCTATCCTAGGATCTTTATTATACACAGCGCCTGCATCAGGATCTGGAAACCTACTATCACTAGAAAGTGCTTTTTGAAAATCCTCTCCATATTTAAGACCCCTTTCAAATTCACCTTCTCTTACTGGTCCAGTTCTACCAAAATGAACATCCCCAACTAAATCTAGAACACTAACACCTTTTTTATTTAAAGCATTCTGTATATTATTTTGCAATTCTGCACCTTTTACAAATGATTGCTGTACCTCTGATGCATCATGATAATATTGATTTAATAATGCCTCACCACCTTCTTGTGTTCCAAACAACTTAATAAACATATTTTGTTTATCTGTACTACCACCTTTACCATAATGGCCAAGCCTATTAATATAAGATCTAAGATCACCAGGATTTTCTATAAGATACTCATATGGAGTTTTATCACCCATATCAATTTCGTCTAATCTATGTCCATAAGGATTTGTTCTTGTAAATTTTGTAGGTAACTCTTCTAAAGATTCAGTTCTAGAAACAGCATCAACTCTAGCTGAATCTTCAGACCAAGCCTTATCACGTGCTTCTTGCGTTGAATATGGTGAAGTTTTTTGCCCAGGTACACCAAGAGCATCTTGAAGTCTCCCAAACATTCTTCCATGTTCACCACCTTGAAAAAGACCTTTATCATCAGTCATTGCGCCCAATATTTTATCCATAATACTCATTTTTATCTCCTATTTCTCATATTTTTATATTTTTCTCTAATTTCGGAAGATTCTCCTCTATATTCTGTATCCCAATCAAAATCACCACCTTCTCTTTCTATACGTTGTTTCTTTTTCATTTCCATATAAGCTTCTTGGTTCTCAAATAGGCTTTTATCTAAATCCATTAAATCATTAATAATTAATTGTTCAAGACTTTTAGCATCTTTTAATTCCACTTTAGGTTTAGTCTTACTGTCAGGCACACTTCCGTCATCTCGCATGTCTAAATAATTACCTTTAGAACCATCCCAACGATTATATGATAAAGGTCCTTCATTCCATAAAAAATTTTTCATAACACCATTTACTTCAACTTCATAAGTATTTCCAGGCTCAACATAACCAAAATTACCTAATCCTTCTTGTTCCATCTGATCTTTTATTGTCCATGTCCTAATGCCACCAAGAGATCTAGGTGTTGGGTCTGCAGATTTAGGTGTTGGGTCTGTAGATTCTCCTCCTGATATACGACTTTTTTTAGGTACTGTATCGTCTATTATTTCACCGCCTCTATATCTTTTCATACTTCTATCTCCTTTGGTCTTTCAGCTTCCTCAAGTTTATCTTTGCTAAAACCTTGAAATACAGCCCCAGTAAGTTGTGTAACTTGTGTTTTATTCTTATCTTCTAGATCCATAATATCTGCAAGTTTAAATAAAGCTTTTAACTTTGTTTCATCTTTTTCAGATGCCATAGCAATAGTATTAATATTCTTTAATATGCTACTTTCATTTATACCTAACTCTTCTAATATAGGTTTTAATTCTTCTTTCATAGCCGTCTTTATCCTCGTAGTCTTAATTAATTGTCCAGCCCGCATTCCAGCATAGTGCGGGTCATTCGTAGGGAACGCCTTTAGATACGCCTTGCGGGCATCCATTCCAGATGCTAAATACTGGACAAATTCATGTTCTCTACTTGATAGATTCTCTCTATCTTCAATTCTTTGGTTTCTCTCTATATGGCCACCTATACTATAGATATTTACTCTTTTAGAAGTGTCCATTTTAGTTTTTTCTGACACTATAAAAGTACCAGTACATGTACCTATATACCTTTGTTCTCTTTTGGTACCATAAGGTTTCATCATTGTACCTTCTCTTAATATCTGGATAATACAGCCATCATCTGCTTTTACCCAATCCCCGATAGAACCTTTTCTCCAATTGTAGATAAAGTCTATATTAGAAGGTACTTCTTCGTTCTCTTCAAATACTGTGTGTTCTATTCTATTTACTTTATATGTTCTCATATATATCCCTAAACCCGCCAGGGTTTAGATTAGCAAATCCCAAGATCTATACCATCTACATATTTTAGCATATATTCGCCCATTTCATTTGTAATTGGTATATCTTTTCCGTTTACTTCAATAACAAAATTTATATCTTCTTGTATAGCTTCAGACAGATGATTAATCTCATCTTGTTCTGGATCATAAATTATCTTTAACACATATTCTTTTTTCATAACTAGATACTCCTAACCCCTGATAAATTTAAATTTTGAAAAAATTTATTTAACTTTAAATTTCGCTTTTGAGCCAGTTATCTTCTCCCATACTCAAACTTATATTAAAGCACTTTTTATCAGTTGTCGGGGACAATCTAGACTTCTATATGAACTAGCAACCCAACGTCTGACCCTCTACTTGCTTGTTAGGCCTTCAAGGGTGATAATCAAATTTCTTCAATTACTGATGGCTATAATATAATATATATAATATTACAAAACCAACAGAAAAAAAGGGAGGTTTCAAAAATTGTGGCATTTTGGTATGCGGTCTTTATTATATTGGTACCCCCTTAATAGGGGATTTTCACTAACGTGATTACGTTATTTTTGATTTATATTATTTTGGTTTTTTTAGTCAAATTAAAAAGGAGAATAAATGGCTACTAGATTAAAAAGTGGTAGGGACTGGAAAGAAACTATCAGATTAAATGGTACTGCTGAGTTAAATGACAATGAGCCTACTCATAAGGTCATAGCAGCTAGAATAAACAAATGTATCAGAGAAGGTAACTATGATGAAATAGCTAACCTTCAAGCTGTGATTGGTGCATTTAATACTGTTGATGGTCGACTGACTGAAACAGTACAAGTCTACACCTTTGCTAACAGTGCTGGCAAAGAATTTAATGTTCCACGTGAAGATCTTAAAGAGTTTATGGCTAATAAAGATTTCACATTAATAGGTAGTGAAACTATTGAAAGGAATGTCTAGATGTATCCAGGTAGATAACATGAGGTAGTAAACAGATTAGAGGAAGAGAGATAATTAATAACACTGTCTCTCTTCAGCCTCTTATTATTAGTATGTTATTGTATCTCTTAACCCACAACTAATTGTGCTAAGGATGCTGTACTTAACCCAACCATATTGTGCCTGCGTGTGTATAGTATATATATACCAACATATAGGACACATCTAAAAGAATTAATGCGGGTCTGACGCCTGGTGATGTCGACGGTCTCATAAGCCGTATTAGGTAAGTTCGATTCTTACACCCGCAACTAAATCTGTCAGAAAACAATAGTTACTGGAGGGACTGATTAATGTATATAATATGTAACCATCAACTACTGATGTAGGGAGTTACACGTGAAAGGATGAAGAGAGGGTTTGACGTGTCTTGAAAGAGAGCACGAGTTACTATTGAAAAGATTAAAACTGTTCCACCAAGTGGAAATACCTATGAGATGGGCTATATCAGGGTCATGAACTGAGTTGTCTAAGCTTTGGAAGAGTCTATGGACTGGTCTGTCTCATTAAATATTAGAGCTAGTACGAAAACAGAGTGGTAGCTGCCTGGTGTCATGCCAGTGATGATGTAAAAAGAGATATTTGGAGGCATCTAGGTATCTCTCCTAATGGACCAATCGGACATCTTAAAAGGATTAGCTCTATAAATTATTTAACTCTTAACCAATAAGGAGAAACAATGGAAGCTTTAAGATACCAGTATAAAAAATGTGGATGCTCATATACAGATAGATATTGTGTTCATAAATATACTAATTAACTCTTAACCAATAAGGAGACATTATGTCTATTTTAAATGTATTACCAAATGATATAACTGAATTAGATAGTATTGATAATCAAACGCAGGCTTTTTTAGCTGCTATGAAAGATATACTTGATACTCAGTGTAAGATGATGATGGATAAGCGAAGTTATGTGGAACGGGAAAAGGTAGAACAAATAGTATTGCCAAAGGGATTCAAGTTAATTGGATAACCTTTCGGGGATGATAGGTATTCGACTGTTCTTAACGCTGTTATGCAGAGGGAACAGAAAGTGAGTTCGATTCTCACCATCTCCACAACAATAGGTCGCTTCGGATCTATAG